CACTTGCAGGCAGTTGTACCGTAAGGGGGGTCTGTAATAATTGCATCTATACTATTGTCGGGTATGTCTTTCATTACCTCCAAACAATTACCTTTTCTTAAATCTATCATAGTATTCTCTCTTTAGCTATATTAAAATAATTGTCATCCATTTCAATACCTATGAAGTTTCTGTTTAAATTCTTTGCAGCTACCCCCGTAGAACCCGAACCCATAGTAAAGTCTAAAACCGTTTCGTCTTCATTGGTGTAGGTTTTAATTAAGTATTCCATTAAAGGTATTGGTTTTTGGGTTGGGTGTATTTGTTGCTGTCTACTCCAATTTTGAGAGAATTTCAATATACTTTTAGGAAACCTCTCTCCATTGTTTTTACTTGATTTAGAAACATAAGAACCTAAAACATTTTCTTTCATATCCTTTCCATTGTATTTTGTTTTATCGTAAGGCTTGTCTATATATTTTTGCGGGTTGTAAGTTGGTAGTTTTTTATAAAACAAACTTATATTTTCGTGTTGTTTTAAAGGCATTCTATTAGCGTTTAAAAAACCTGCTGCCCTTATTTTATTCCATATTAAGTCATATCTATAATTTTTTATATTACTCATTCGTAATGCACTACTAAAAGGTTCACTACCAAATAAAACTATAGCCCCGTTTGGTTTAATAATTCTATGCAACTGCTCCCACATTAATTCAAAATCAATAACACTATCCCACTTACAGGCAGTTGTACCATAGGGAGGGTCTGTTATAATGGCATCAATACTATTGTCGGGTATGTCTTTCATTACCTCCAAACAATTACCTTTTCTTAAATCTATCATAGTTCTGTATGTACGTTAAAACAAGGGCAGGACTTACTACTGAACTCATTGTGTCCATGTACCGATGCCTCAGCAGGAATTAAAGACAACAAAGCCCCAATTAATACACGTAAGGAATTGACTTGCTCAGGCGTTCGAGTGTCCTTAGCTTTACCGTTAGCGTCTAAGCCTCCGATATAACAAACGCCTATACTGCCTTTGTTATGTCCTTTGGTATGCGCACCGCTAATCTCAACGGGTCTGCCCTGCTCTACAGTACCATCTAATTTAATAACATAGTGGTAGCCTATACCGTCCCACCCTTTAGCATTATGCCAATTGTTAATGTCGTTAGCGTTAAAGTCTTGACCCTCTTTTGTAGCCGAACAATGTATGATTATCTTGTCTACTTTTCTCATGCTAAAGCAATTTTAAGATGAACTAAATACCCTATTAAATCCTCTATAGAGTCCTCTGTGTTATCGTTAATACCTACAGACTTAATTCTGTTTAACTTGTCATCAATCCTTCCTAAGATGCCGTCTATTTTATTCTTTTGAAATACTCCTATAGGATTCTGTAAGCTATCCCCATAGTCTTTATTTTTTTGGATTAACATATCCTCCATGTAAGCAAGGAAACCGCTTATTTTTTCCTCTGTACTTATGTTAATACTATCTTTTAAAGCGTCTATTTGTTCGTCCATCTTATAAGTCCATTAAAACATTAATAGGCTGTGAGCCATTATTTAATACTACACCTACACCAATAGCAGGCTTACCGTAGTTCTTAGCGTATGCCATTGCGTAGCTTTTATTATCTATTCCACAACCTACTTGCATCCCAAAGATTCTAAAATTAGAGCCTACCAAATGCTCAGTATATGCTTGTGTGTGTAGATGTCCCTGCACTACGCTATTCAAATCCTTTTTCATTCTAGCCCTAGCAGTCCCGCCTTCCCCATGAATATATAATACATCGTTGTAAACTACTGACTCTACAAAGTCCCAATTAGGTGTATTTAAAACGTCCTTATATTGTTTGATCCATTGGGTAGGTATTGCGGAGGTCTGAGCCTTACGCATTATAATTCTATCATGGTTTCCTATAATTACGTCAGCAATTGGAAACGCCTTATACCATTTAGATATTTTACTTATAGCTAACTCCAATTCATCGCCACCACCTAAGCCGTTGCTGTCCGATTCGTGATAACTACTAAAATGATTGTCTATAATATCCCCTATAAAGACGACTCTATTACAGTTGTATCTGTTATAAGTATCTTTACAAAATTCTAAGTAACCATCTAAGCAAAAAGGCTCGTGTAAATCTCCAATAATCAAAACGTTCTCAACGTTCTTTTTTCGATAGTCAGCTATTAACTGTTGCTCTGAGTCTGATAATCTCGGTCTGTATCCTGGTTTCATAATAATGATTTTTTAAGTGTTTCAAATGATTCTAAACTTAACTCTATTTCCTTGCCGTCTATTACTATTTTCTTTGTTTGCTCTTTAATAGTTAACTTACCGTCTAAGCATTTGTGAAAACTATTATTTCTTCTACCCTTTATTGAGGGGCAAATTATATCTCCATGAGAAATACAAAAAGCATAGTAATCAATGTTATAAGAATCAATGTTATGAGCATCAATGTTGAGAGCCTTAATGTTGAGAGCATCAATGTTATAAGCATCAATGTTGAGAGCCTTAATGTTGTGAGCATTAATGTTGTGAGCATCAATGTCGGCAGCATTAATGTTGGAAGCCTTAATGTCGGCAGCATAAATGTTATAAGCATCAATGTTGAGAGCATAAATGTTATAAGCATCAATGTTATAAGCATAAATGTCGTGAGCCTCAATGTTAGCATTTACATGAATATCAAAATTACACTGTATTGACTCGTTAAATACTATACTTTCGTTTACAATATAACTCTTTAATTCTTCGTTGTCTTTAATTATTTTCATCTGTTTATGTTTTAATGAACTACAAACCTAAACAAAATAAATTAAAACTCCCGCTTATATCCTAATTTAATTAATTTATTTTTATTTTGAAGGTCGTAACCTAATGAAAAATTAAAGAGATGCCCCGCTTTATGATAGTAATCTAAGCCCAAATACATCTGTGACATCATAGGGTCAACGACAACCTCTCCACCTCCAAACAATTTACTTTTATTGATTACCTTCTCAATATAAATAGAATCCTTTATAGTCTTTTGCTTAAAACTATACTCGAAATTAACAGAGTGAGGACGTTCTAACGCATTAATCAAAATAGAGCCATTTAAGAGACTATCTTTTTTCACATAATAAAATGTGCGCAAACCTGTTTTAAATTCGTCAGTGTCGCTTAAATCGATTCCTGTGTGTATGTATTCAACTTGTAGAGGCTCGGACTTAATATAAACCGTTTCAGTAATTGGAACGTGTATAGTTTCGGTAAATGTGTCCGTTGTAATAAGGTATATACTCTTACCTTCTTTATACTCTATTTTACTTTTTTTAGGAGAACAAAGAGAAAGGAATAAGATAAAAACAAGTAAACCACCAATTATATAATTTTTAACCATTTGTTTGATTTTTAACAATTCATATTTTAAAGGGGCTACAGAGTGAAACGCAACACGTTTTAACGTTTGTTTCCGTTTTTGGATACCCCCCCTATTTTTTTTAGATTATCTAGTAGGGGGGTAGGTAAATCAGAAATCTTTTACCTCGTCCGATACTTTTTTAGCCCTCTTTAAAAGCTCTCTGAATTTCTGCCAAACGTTTATCCCTGTTACGTCTTTGTAGTTCTCATTGATAGATGTTAACTCTATAAACAATAAAGTAGTAGTTACCAATTTGGTAAGTATTAAAGGAATGTCTGTTAAAATCCCTATAATATCGCTTAGTACAAACTTCTCAATACAAAAGAATAGTATTAAAGCCAATTGATAAAGTAGCATTTTCGATACCATAGCCGATAGACCTCTGGAGGTTATAGGCTTATTTGTCTTATAGCTCTTATATAAGCCCGTCAAAGTGTCTAAGGATATTGCAGCCCCAACAATTAAAATCAAAGGCACTATAGGCATTAAAAATGATATAACTATTCCTGACACAGCAGCAAAAGAATGTTTCAAGTTATTACTTAGCTGTAGGAGTTCCGTTTTCATTTAGATAAATTATTATTTTTTTAAAGTTTTTCTTTCGTGCCATTAGTTAAGGGGTATATTTCCGTAGCCGTAACCTTCGTCACAGTCATAGGAGTCGTGTAGGAATATTCCATTAAAATATGAGGAGCTATTAGGGCGAATTGTATCGCAAGTATTACCAGGATTTAAGTATAAAGGGAATAACGTAGGACTAGCTTTTAAATAGTCCGTTAATCTTTGGCTCAAATACTCTGCCACATCTCTAACGGTACGTCTTAAATATTGTAATTCGTTTAAGTCTACAGGCTCAGAGTTGTCTGAGGACTTTGTAGATACTGCCTTATTATTTAGCTTATAATTTAAGAAGGGTAAAGCCTCATATAAGGACCATTGTAATAGACAAGGCTGTATATAATCGTCTAATAAAGTTTTATTATCTCCTGCTATTGTATCGGCTTGTATATTAGTTACAATATCGTTAAATAAAGCAGTTCCTAATATACTTTCTATGTGCATAGTCTGAGCCGTTATTATATAAGGCTCTAAAATCTCGTTATCTGTATTGCCATTTATAGAGGTGTTATCCCTTAAATAGTCTACGCTAATCATTAATGTATTATTAGTCATTGCTTTCTATATTTATTACTTCGTCAACTGATTGAATACCGTCTAACTCTAAAGGAGTTGTAAGCCCGTTAATTTTTGCTATTCTATTAAAAGACCTTTCAATTAATTTTTGTTTTTGGTCTATTACATTTTTTTGAAATACGCTTTCCGCTTCTAAAATCTCGTCAGAGCTCCCTAATTTTCCAGCTATTGCAATACCTGCAACAATTGGGGTAGCTCCATGGGCTATTACTATGTTTTGTTGTATCTGCTCCTCTAATTGTAAGAACCTCTCGTCTGAGGCGTTAAGGTTAACAGGTATAAATTCGGGCGAAGTATCTCCACTCTCTGAGAATGTAAGAAAAACCCTACTAGCGTTGTCCGTTCCTGCGTATTCCTTTTGTATCTTTTTATTAAATTTTTTCATCTCTTCATCGGAAGGAATACCACCTTTAAAAGAGATAATCATTGACGGAGTAAACCCGTTTTTAACGCTGTTAATATGGAAGTTTGCAATTTCTTTATCCAACTCAATCCAATCTACAGAACTAATATAATCGGGGTAAGTATAGTAGTCGCATCCAGGTCTATATTCTGTAACATAAACTAATTGCGTAGTTTCGTCTTTAAACTGCTCATTAAATCCTTGTATCAATTGAGGAGTGTTTTTATCTTTTCTAAGGTTTGACCAATCAGCAGACATATAATAAAACTCCACTCCCTCCTCCTGCATTTTAGCCATTTCGCTATCGTCCTCTAATTGCTTAGCCTCTCTAACTTTCCCAAAGTCTACGTAAGAATGTCGTGCAATTGTTTTCTTGTCCTTACTCCATGTAATAGCGTAAGCATAACCTCCGTAAGTCATTAAGTCATAACCACATTTGAAGGCTATAGTACTTAAATCTTCTTTGCCGTTAATATTTTCTAAGTACTCCTTATTTTCTGCTGTCTCAACAAACCCCTCGCCAACTGACATATTTACCTTCTTTTTAACAAGGCTGTTGTGTTTACTCGAAGTGTTTAATAGCTCTACTAAAAACTCATTATATAGATTGTTGTCTCCGTAAGGAATCCAATCAGCTTTTGATTCTGAGAATGTAGGTGTATTTAAATTAGATCCTGCTGCGAATGAAAACAGTTTTGGAGCGTTGTCGTTTTTATTATCCATTGTAAACAAATTTCGTGTTTGGTTCGTCTGTATATTCTTTTTTAATTGGCAGAACTATGTCGTTAAAATACATTTTGCCATTTTCCACTAAAGATGTAGTATTAGCTATCAATAAATTTGTAGCACTTACCTGCTCGTAGACATTATATTTGTAATAACCTTTGGTTACTAACTCTATTTTAGAATCTAGCAAGTCTATAGGGGATAAATTAACCTCTATTAAAAACTCGTTATATCTATTTGTGTTAGTGCTTATGTCTGCACCTGTGAAAAGTATAGATATATTAGAGTCGTCATCTATAAACTCAAATAAATAGTATGGAGTTGTTAGCGTAGCTTTCTCGGTAAGAGTTAGAGCTACCTTGTTTGATATACCATTCTCTAATACTATCATTTTGTACAGTTACAAGTTTCGTCTTTGCAATCCTTACATATATATTCGAAAATAAACTCAAAGCCCTTAGACTCAAAGTAAGGAATATCTTTTTGCTCAATATCTTTAGTGTAAAATTTAGGCATTGCACCGTTAGACATCGACTTATTTTTATATTTTCTTTTAACTTTCTTCATATATTTATATAAGTATTTTGTTTACAACTGTTTTGAAAACAAAAAACCCTACTAAGTTAATAGTAGGGTTTTTAATATATCGCTCAGTTATTACGCTGCGATTGTAAGCGTTCCGAAAGCTGTAGAGCTTAGTTCGTTAGCTAACAAAGGCTCACTACCTGTGATAGTAATGTTGTAGCCGTTCAAATCTCCGTAAGCCTTCCCTGCTCCTGCTGTAGAAGCTGTTAAGTTAGCACCGTTCTTTAAACCAACCCACCAATAAACACCGTTTTGAGTCTCAACAATTACGTGTAAATCAGCTCCCGCCAATAGTAATATATTGTTTCTCTTATCTGCATCCATTTTGTGGAATATCATAGCTAAAGTCTGAGTCCAAAAGTTAGTACCATTCTCTAAAGAGTGGTTTCCTGCTTCGTCATAACTTGCCGTTTGAGGTCTGAATTTATACGTGTAGAAAGTCTCTGAACTTGTTACAGTGTCAATTACTTCACTAGCGTCATACGTGAAAGTTGTACCCGTTTCGTTATATGCTCCAATATAAACGGTCTTTACACCGCCTGTACTCTCTACACATTGCAACGGGATACCCTCCGTTAATACACAATTTGCCATTTTATTAAATTTTTTAAGTTAAAAAAAAGAGCTACCACATTTTGCAGTAGCTCCTTTTAAATTATATTTATTGTCTCTTAGTTAGATACAATTCTTGCACCGAAAGCAAAGTTAAATCCAATCTTCATTTTTTGGATCACTCTTACTTCGTCATTGTCCTCACTATAGAAAATTCTGAATTGCTCAGAGTCATCTAATAAATCAGTACCCGCAAATAAGTTAGAAGCCTCAGCTAAGAACATTCTACCTAATCCGTTAAGACCACCAACACCAACAACTTTTACGTTAGTTCCAGGGACAGATTGAGTGAAATCTCCACCTTGGTTTTCTGCACCTGTGTAAGCGAATAAGTTAGCATCTCTTAAAGCTGCTGCGTAAATTCTATACTCAGCGTAACCCATAAACAACGTTAAGTCGTCAGAAGCAATTACGTCAGCAGGAATAGCTGCTACCATTTCGTCAACTGCTGCAACGATATTAGCTGCGTCCATTGCTTTGGCTGTACCCGTTACTACATCTCCATCAGCATCAATTAATTTGATAAGACCATCAGCAAAAACTAAGTTTCCTGCTCCTGCTGTATCTCCCTGCCATGTTAACACTTCTAACATCTTAGCAGTTTGACCACTCAACTCCTCTGCATACATTTGCTCAAAAGGAATTTGTTCGTTGTAAGAACCGGGTTTCATTTTTGATTGAATGTAATACGCTTCTAAGTCATCAACACAAATAGATTCATTCTTTTTAATAGAAGAAACTGACAATGTTTTCTGTGTTAAAGCTGTAGAACCTGCTGCACTAAATCCACAAGCACCTGCTGCCCACAATGGAGTAGAAGATAAGATGTTAATAGCTGCTGAACTTTTAATTCCTGGTTGTACTGAAATCATACCCAATGTAACCGAACCAAATAGAGAAGCTCTAATTAAGTCCATTTTGTTTTCGTCTGTATAGGCAGACAATCCTGATAAATCTAAACTCATAATTTATTTTTTTTATTTGTTATTTCTAAATTTTGAAAGTGCTTCGATTGCATCATGTTTTTTCGACACTCTTACATCTTTCTTTTTTACTACTACCTCTTCTTCTGCGGGTAACTTAGAAAACTCTTCAACTTTCGTTTTAAGTTCTTCCACTATTGAAAACTTCGCTAGAAGCTCATCAAGTTTAGACTCTAAATTAGTTACCTTTTCTTCTAAAGGGTTTACTACTTCTTCTTCCATAGCTGCCTCTTCTACTTCTTCCGATTCAGGTTCTACTTCGTTAGCAACGTCTGAGATATTACCCTCTCCGTCAACTGTTATAGTAGTTCCATCTTCAAGTTGGTAGGTAGCTTCTCCGCTTACCTCTTCCCCATCTTCGGAAACAATAGAAACGGATGCACCTACTTCTAAAGTTTCGCCTGTAATCTTTAAAGTAACTCCGTCAGTAGTAGTGGCGTCTAAAAATTTCGCCTCCTCAACTACTTCAACGATGTCTTCTTCAAAAATTAAAGACTTTACTTTGTCGATAATTGTTTTTGTTTCACTCATTTAATTAATTATTGGTTTATATTTATATAAGTTTATTCTTTTTCCCCGTTCAACTTCTCTCTAAGAGAGGTTAATATCTCCTCGTCTGTCTTACCTTCTGCAACTAATTTTTTAAGCTCGTTAAACAAGTCCTCTTCTGTAGGTTCTGCTGACATTTTAACCTCTACCAAATCAAAAGAACCTTCCAAGCTAAAGCCTGTAAACTCGTCAGACATTATAACATTATCCCAATAGTCTTTATCTTGAATATAAAAAGAAGCTACCCAACTCCCTTTGGGAATGTTAGGATATAATTCAGAGGTTACCCTATCCCCTACAACAAAAGATTCTATCATTGTAACGTTATTAACTTCTGCCTTGCTATTATGATCCTCGTTTACTCTATGGATTTTATTATCCTTAAAATACTTTTGCATCATTTTAAAAATAGTATCCTCAGAAAATTTTACTAAATAATCTCCCATGCTTGGGGTACTTCTAAAAATTTCTGTCTCTGCTAACATAACAGGAGATGTAACAACTCTTCGAGCTTCATCTTTTTTAAATAGTTCGGGTTTGCTGAACTTATGCCAAGCTACTTCTGTAGCAGGGGCATCTACAAAGCTAATAGCGTCAACTCCTGACTCGTCTAACTCCTCGTTAATCTCTAAATAAAAAATAGGTAAATCCATAATTATAATTTTTTAGCCAATTTCAGACCGTTGTTTTAAATTGTTAATAGTGTTTTGCGTGTTTGTTATATCTGACTCTAGTACTACGGCTCTCAAGGGTTGTTGATTTAATCC